ATTCCATACCCGATTAGAGGTCTATTGAAGAAATCGTCTATAACAGGCTTACAGATAACACCTCGAACCTTGAACGAGTAAATAATTTTAGCGTGATATTTTGCTAAAAAGTAAACGCCTAATGCAATCACAGCACATCTAAAAAGTTTTGAATCAACGTTAATAAATATAATCATAATCATAATTCCAATAGATGCAAATTGAGGTTCGTTAAGAAATGCAATTATTATGGCTAGGATTAAAGCTACTAAGCAATTTGAGTACAAAATAGGCGATATAATGGCAAAATAGGTAGTAAGCCTCGGGATATTTCCGAGATTTGCCCCAAATAAGACTTCATGAGAGTTTTTTAAAATTGGATTGTAGCCTAAATACTGGATAACAAAGATTGTCATATTGATTACACAAGCATAAACAATGAAATTATAATACTCTTTAGGGTCTTTGGCATACTTAAAAATCATCACCATGCAGTATAAAGCTAAAAAATATTCAATAGTTGTTGCGACAATTATATCGTTAAATCTGAAAGTCATAATGCTGAATAAACATATCAGGAAAAAATATAAAACTGGTTTATTAATGTTAATAGAACGCATCGATCTTTTTTGATAATCATACAGCGATCCAATAAATAAACTTATGCAAAATATATGGAAAACCTTTGTATCAAACTTGTTCAAAGATTCACCAAATATGTAACATAATGGACTAATTAATAGGAAAAACTTCAATACTTTATCTATCATATATCCTTTAAAATAAGGGGAGCTTTTTACACTCCCCTATATTATCTGCGGTTACTGCGTTTAGTCTGCTTTATATAAGACAGTACACGTTACTGCTGTGTCTGTTCTTGTAATATACATTCCATTCGTATAAGGAATACCAAGCCCACCAAAAGTAGCGACTTTGGTATCTGTTACGATTCCAACCTGAACGTCTATTGGTCTAGGATTTACTCCTGTAGCATCACTTGCTGAAGAAATATTCCATACAGCCATGTAATCAGCTACAGAAACTCCATTTACTAGAACACCATAGATGTCACCAGTAACTTTATTTCCATCTGCATCAGTAACAAAGCAATCGGCTTGTCCGCTATAAACTTCAAAAGAAGTCATAGTCTGACCTAGAACCTGCAACGATCCTTTTTCATTTACATTAGCGAGGCAACCATCTTCACCACCACCAATACCTGTGAAGTTATACAGGGCATTGCGATAATGCCTGACCGATCTAGCTTCAATTGCCGTTGGCTCTTCACAGAATCCAGTAAGCATTGATCCTAGAAACAACACGATAAGGATAAAAAATAAATTAAATTTCTTCATAGTATTTTATCTCCTTATATTGATTGGTTAGGTAAGTCAGAAAATGACTCGTTAATATAATAGTTAGGCACATTGCCTCTGCTGTCTTCAACAGCTTTCTGAGCGAAAGCCATTTCCATTCCAATACCATTTCGGAATTTGTAATCTCTAAGGTTAGTTGTTCCTGTTGGAAGAACTCCTTCACCTCGGATCATTATTTCTGCACCAAAGAAAATCTGTCTTGAAAGTCTATTTCCAAGAGTAACTTTCTCGTTACCAACATAAGTACCTGCTACACCACCATCGTCAAGACTACCAAAGCCTGTGTTACGAGTAACACCTGTGAAAGTGTTGTTTGTTTTTGCAGTATAAGTACAAAACTCAACAGTTCCATCAGCTTTAACAATACTAAGAACATCACTTGCAGTCGGAAACGCAGGAAAATGTCTTGTATAATTTTTGCTAGTGTCTTCACCAAGTGTCAAAATTTCAACAACATTAGTGTGTGCTCCGTACAGCAATGCTTCTGGGCGTAATGGAGAACCAGAAATAATTCCTGCTCCAGATATTCCAATGTGTTCATACACTAAAATACCATTCCACTCACCAATTGCACCTGTACAAATTTTATTTAAGTCACCACGAACACCTGCTGATTGATTATGCGCTCTCCAGGCAGGATCAGTTCTTAAATTAAAACCATCAACTTCAGAAATGACGCAACCGAACTTTTCGATTATTGCTTTGCCATTATCAACTGTGTGGTCAATACGCATTGCACCTTGTCTTTGAAGTATCATTTTACCAATGTCAAGATCAGATACGCCAAATCTAGCACTTGAATCTAACTGATTTCTAGCAGTTACATTAGTACCATTTGAGTAGTAAGTATTTGCACTAGATTCAACAAGAAGAGCATTAAATGCTTTCCAGTCTTTCCAAGTACCTGTCCATCTCTGGAGTTTCTGCTTTGCAACCTGAGAAAATTTCCAGAAAGTAGCAAGCTTAGTTTTCTTATCTGTGGCAACAGCCTGTCTGTACCATTCAAGAGTAAGTGTAAACTGAGCTTCTTTGAACTCTCCTTCATTTCCTTCCATGATTGCGTGACCTTCAACACCATCATTTTCAATATCAGACATGACAGATATTTTCATAGTGTCATGACCTTCTTTAGACTGGTCAGAGTCAATGATAATAGGCATATTACTGCCTTCCTTACCCTGAAACTTATCCCAGAATGTTCTTGTTCGGATATCTTGTCTCAATTGAGTATTCCAAAACTGAGGAATCGTCAACGGATAGTCAGAAGTATCCTGTATGTTCATATTATTTGAAACTACCATCTGCATTCTCCCTACGCAGATGCAAAACTACTTAACGAGTATTTACTGTAAGATATTGTTTATGCATTACAGCGTTTTGTTCTTCCTTATTAAGCTTTAAGAACTGGTTTTCTGTTAAAGGCTTGTCGCCTCCAGAACCGCCAGAACTACCACTCTTGTGACTATTCGTAATGTAAGTTTCGCCATCTACTTGTTTGTTCTGTTTATTATTTTCTGCATTTACATTCTCTTTAGCCTTAAAGGTACTAGGCACAATGCCTAATTCTGACGCTTTCAGAGTTACTGCGTTTAACTCATACTGTGGATTTCCGTGAAACTCTGGATGCTCCTCGATATATTTCACAGTTTCTTTGTGAAGATCTGAGTTCTCATCCATAACATCTGGGTAGAGTTCCTTTGACTTCTTTAATGAAGCATTTCTGAAAGTATCGTAGCTTGCGATCTTGTCAAAATTTGCTTTTAATTCTTTTGTATAACTTGCTAATTCTTGTTCGTATTTCAGATCCTTTTTCATTGCCTGGTAAGGATTGTCAAACTGCTCTTCTTCATTAGAAGGGCGATGTCCTCGCTTCTCCAGTTCAGCATGTATAGACTCTGGACTGAATGCATCTCTCTTCATTTCCCCACCGGGAGAAGCCTTAACATCTGGGTTAGGTACAAACTGTCCAGATTTAAGGAGATCGTTCTCTGCTTTGATTTTATTCATCTCTGAAATAGTTTTGTCATTGTAGCTTTGCAAGTCTCTATGTCTTTTTTCATCCATAGTGATCCTGCCACCTTTGCCATCATCAACTAAGCCATCGTCTCCTTCTTTATCCAACTCTTTGGAATCATTCTCTCCTGCCCCTTTGTCGTCACCATCACCATGTACTTCTCCGCTTCCTTCAGCTCCTTCTCCCTCTTTATTTTCATCCGCATCTTTTTTAGGATCATATACTTCTCCCTTTTTTTCCGCTTCACTACGAGCAATATACTCATCCATTGATTCGCCAATTTCATTAATATTATCTATCAATCTATCTGGATACTTCTCTGCATCTTCTCTGCGTTCTTCTACTGATTTTATTGTTTCTGTTGTCATTTTGTTTCCTTTTCCTAATCCTTTCGGGTACAGGGTTTTTGTTAATTACATTTGCGTGAAGATATCTCCCGCACTTTCTTTAATCTGCTGTTCATAATCTTTATAGTTACTCGCCTCTTGAATTGCCTTCAAACTTTTCTTTACATTCTCAACAATGTCTTCAGCAAGATTGATAAAATGTTTTAACTGACAATACGCTTCCATCCTTGAGTCAACGATAGCAAGCCTTGCAGTCGGTTCAATTGGAAGTTTGCTTTTGTCCATGTAGAAATCTCTTAAAGACTCCAACCCTTCATCAAGTTTTTTCTTGAGAAGTTTATAGCCTTCAGTCTCCATCATTTTCTTTAATGAGTTTGCTTCAATAATATTCTGTTCAAGAACATTAATGTCCTCTTCAATAATTCTTGGTGTGCCTTGCCCCTGTGGATTACCGTTGTTGTGCATTTGCTATTTCCTCCATATTTGTTTTAAATTCTTCAGGATCAGTTTGTCTGTTTCCTGCCTCATGTTCTAAAGCACCAATATGTTTCTGGTACTCCTCATCTTTTAAATTCTGTTGTTCTTCCGCTTCTTTCTCCTCCATTAACTGTCGCAATGCCTCCTTTTGTACGCCAATATCGTACTCTTTAATTCTTTCAAAATTTGGAGCTATCTCTTCTATCTCTTCAAGACTGTATCCCAGAGCAACAAAGACTTTCTTCATGATAGCTATTTTACCTTGTGGATCTTTTTCGTAGAGTGGTTCATTCTGTGCAAGCTGATAAGTCTGCAAAGCTTTCTCGCCCTCTGCGTTCTTATCCTTAACTGAGGCGGTAAGGATGATGTTGTAACTCTTCTTCAGAGCCTCCATCTTCCCAAGTGTGACTTGTTCGCCATCCTCTACACCTGCTTCAGTTTTGGATTTTAAAGGATTATATTGTCTTTCTAAAAGTTCTCTAATCAAGTCAGCAACATAAGGATCATCATTATCACCCCAATATTGTTTCAATAGCATTGCAATTTGCTTAATCATCTTTGTTGTACCAACAGTAAGCCATCGAATATAATGTCTGAAGTTTATGTCAGCTTCGTTAAGCACAGCAAGGATTCCACCCTTAGTGTTGTTTGGATCGCCTTGATTCTGCACTCCTTGTGATCTACCATCAATGTTAGACCTGCGTTCACCCCAGTTCTTTACGTTCTCTTCATCGATCTGAGAGTTGTTCTCATTCTTTGGAAGCTCAAGGTATTTTATATTAGCAGGATCAAGAAATTTTAATTCCCAATGACGACCATAACCTTTGCGATGCTCCCATGGATTATAGTTATTCTCTTTTGATGTAAGCAGGATAGGATCGTTACTCAGAGCCATTCTGTCTGATCTGGTATTATGAATATGATCTAGCTCACCTTTAGTATCAAACAGCATCTCCGGAATACCAATGCCAAAAGGCTTGTTGGCTATTGGTTTAATCTTAAGATCAATGATATTACATTCACCATGTTTGAATGGATATTTTTCCCAACCAAATACTGTAGGTATATCATTATCAATACTCATGAGCATGACAATCTTTTCAGTCAGTCCATCACCATCGACATCATAGTTACCAATGCATTCCCAGTATTCAATCTTATTTGTTTTGCTTGCGTGTTCAATCAGCCAGTTCTTATCCATCTCTGTGTGAACAGCCTCAACTTTGGTTTGCAAGCCATCGATCTTAATGTTATCAAGATTCTTATAAAGTTCTTTATTGTCTTGCTTGAGCATTCTCTTCAAGAAATCTTTTGTTGCTTTACGCCTTATGAATATCCAACTACCATTCCATGCGTCTTGAAGCGACCTTGAATCCGCAGGAAAGTATAAGTCCTTAATGTCAATTACTTCAATTGCGGGTTGAAACTTTTTCCATTTCCTATACTTTCTCGTTACGCTACCCACCTTATAAGGCAGAAGAGGAAGAACAGCCTTTTCAGGTGGGTCTGTTTCTGGATTAAACTGCGGATTCTGTCGCCTTTCAAAGAAAAAATCTGTGTTCTCTTGACTTACTGCAAGAGGTCGTCCTGTCTCTGAATCTAGAACAGGTATATCTCCAGTCTGTGGAGTGAAATATGATTTAATATCTTCTTCAACACTTTCTTTTTCCATGTCCATGTAGGTTCGTATGTAACCAGTTCCATAGACTGCTGTGTTCTGATATCCAAGCCAAGTGTTTTCTCTAATGTTGTCATCATGATCTATAAACCAATTGATAATTTCCCCAAAGACATTTGCATTTTCTTTATCTTTATCACCGCCAACTGGTTTAACCTGTATAGGTGGCTGAAAGTCGAATACACCTTCTTCAAGTCTTGGGACGATTGAGTCTGTGGCTGATGAAGTAATTGGAACTGAGAAATTTGAGCTGCCAATAAATGGATGAGTACGTCTAACCCTTATGTCACGCCAGTCTCTCCACATCCAATCTAATTTTCTATTGTACGCCACTCTATCGGAAAGAGCATCAACAAGGATTTGTTTGGTATCTCTTCCGAGAGCATCAACAGTAAAAGACTCATTACCAGAAAAATACTTTGGTCTATAAGTCTCCGTTTTCTTACCACCAAAGAAGTTTGGTGATAGGGTTTGAGATGTATGTGGCATTTAGTTCATTAAATTTCCTTTATTTTTTAATTCGTTAGCTTCTTCAATCAACTCTCTACCATCAAATGAATTGTGCGTAACGATGCGAGTAACCCAATCAACATTAGGTCTACACTCACAGGCACATTCAAATTCATTTGTGCTATGCTTTTTACTATCATTTAATGGAAATACATGTATCATAATTTTTCCTTTAAGGGTAAGGTCGGGAATCGAACCCTGATATCTCGATCCACAATCGAGCGTTCTACCACTAAACTAACCTCACCATATTTATTAAAACAACACGCAAGTGATATGTGACAGGTTGTGGCGAATCACACATATACTAGCCATTTCACATACCTGTTTGCAGGCCATCCTTGTAAGGTTTACTACCACCTGCGTGTTTTATTTTTCATCCTTCAATATTAAAGCGTTACAATTATAGCAAACAATAGCATCATCTGTCAAGGATTCTCCGCATTGTTGGCATAGGGTCATCTTCTGCTCTCTATCTCTCGTTCAAGAGTGTTTTTTTGTTTATGTAATATAATCTCTTTCATAAATCTCCTTCAGTTACATACACCATTGGATGTGAAAACCAATATTTTAATTCACCCCAAAAGCCTAGATTCTTAGTTTCAACCTCTTTGGCTTTGAACTCTCCGCACCAGTCTGCTTGCCAAGTAACAGGGAATCTGTCCGCAGGAGAGTTGCCAGAATTCCTACTTCCTACAGGTGCATTCCTTTTACAATATCCAGAGAAATCATTTAGTCCATCATAATATTTACACTCATCACATTTGTTTTTCATTTACCAACACTCCTACATTTATAATATGCTCGCCATTTATACTTATAATAAGAATATCCAAGTCCAAAACCTAACATAATTCCAATCAATATTAATAACATTGCCATTATTTGTATATGACTCATGATCTCATCTCCCTCCCGAATACGTCATAATGTTCACCTTGATTTGATTTAGCATACTCTGGTTCAGCTCCTAGAGTGCTTTCGTTATAATCAGCCTTGTATCTGTCTGGAAAGTTTGGTCGTTTGTTATGAAACTTTGGAAAGTGATCAATGACTGCTGAGAACATAACATTCATGTCAACATAATCTGGTGACCTTATACCAAGCTTCTTGAGTATGTCTTTCGGAGTGATACTCCTCTGACCTGTTGATTTAAAGGTATAGGACACAACATTGAAATCTCTTGATTGATCTTCATTAGGTATCAATTGCAGATCACCATCGTTAATAAGCTTTGCAAGTTTGAAATGATTCTCATCATCTTTAGTTTTATAGTTTGGATTCTTATACGGTGTTGACTTAGCCAAGAGCTGACCATAGCTAATAACATTCGCCCTTTGTTCATTACATCTGTCAACCACTCCACCTCCAAGCCCTCTATCATCTACTATAGACTCGTGTGGACTATATTTATGTCTCAAGTCCATGAGATGCCCAGTTGTCTGCATCAAGTCCAATCCCTTGTAAGACTGTAAGTATAGCTGTCTCCATCTATGGCATCTTGTTTGTTGATAAACACCAAATACTGTTCTATCTTCACCAAAGCGAGCAACATCACATGATAATATCTTAAACCCATACGGATCAAGGTTAAGACGCTCACACTTGGAAACACTATCCATGCGATATATCTTATCACCCAGGTCTTCATCCTCATAGGAATTCATCACATATCTTCTGTAATGGCTTGGGGCCTCGAGTTCCATCGCTCTCAGGTCTTTAACAAAGTCAGCAGGTAAGTTCTTTTCATTCATGAAAGAGTTTGCTTCAACAACAAAGTAATCTGCACTTGGTGGATTGTTCACCCAATCACGCCAACACCAATTGTGTCCATTTGCATTAGATATCATAAATCCCTGTCGAAAGCCTACATTAGCTCGTCTGAGCCTATCTCTTAAATATGTAAATATGTCATTGGTCAGGAATTCCTCTGCTTGCTCGATGTAGAACCATCCCAAGTTTATGTTCTTTAAAGCTCCGTTCTTCATTTCTGCAAGTGTACTTCCAACTTGTTGACCATGCCTGAACATAACCTCTGATCCGTTTGAAAGGACAGCATCCTGTTTACTATTTACTCTTAAACCTGTGTACTCCTTGAAATCCTTCATGGTACTATCCTGAAGATCAGAAAAAGATTTACGAACTATCAACCCCAGGTTGCTTGGATAAGCTTCACTAAGGATCATACCCTTTTGAATCGCACACATTGTCTTGCCTGTTCCGATACCACCAATCATGTGGGGATACCTTGCAGTAGAGTTTACAAAGTCATGCTGAAATGGTGCTAGTTCGATGTCTTTATTCTTTAATATCATTATTATCCTTAATCTAAGCTTATACTATCAAACATACATTCCATTCGTTTATATTTATCAGTAGCTCTTATAACTAAATGTTTTTCAGAAATACTATCAGCATAATTTTGAATAGCCTGAAAGATACTTGAAGAAGTGGCATGCTCACCATGTAATATACAGCTAGATTGCATTTCCTTTGATTCTATATTAGGAATACTAACTGAATACTCTCCTTTTCTATTAACCATAATTCTCATATCAAGATCATATATCCCCATTAACTTAGATAATTTCATCATCCTTCCCCTCCAACAGTTCAGGGTTAGTATGTATGTTGCCTATGATTTCCCAAGTTAAAACACTATCAATACTCCAGTCAGATTTATTGTCACCTATATTATATTTATCTATTGATCCGTTTGATCTTTTGTATCCATGATAGCCAGTAACATACCAACCAACACCAACGCTTCCATAGTCTATCTCTGAATCATCATATTTGCCAAATTTAACCTGAACAACTCCTATTAAAAATTGCTTGCCTTCAATATACCTCTTATTAGGTGATAATATATCACCCTCGTAAATATCCTTGCCGTTCTTGTCCTTGAGTCCTGTGTATTGCATGAGTATAGGTGTCTCGGAATATTCTAACCATTCATTATTCATATAGGCACACAAACCAGATGCATGAACTGCAAAACATGTTGTCATTCCATTTTTCTTATCCCACGCTCTAAACTTTATCTCTCTATTGTTTTGCAACGTGTTTCTCCGCAAATTTTGGATCAAGGAGTCCATCAGCCTTTCGGTCCGGACTCGCATAGACGTTCATGATCGTTACTGCATTTTCAGATTTGACTTGATCTTTATAAAGTTCAAAATACTTTGCAAGACCATCTGTAGCTTTTTGTTTACAATAAAACTTTACTTCAACTGATCCATCGCTATTCTGTTTCATACTTGATATGTTAGCTGTGATATCATCTGGCAGTTCTTTAAAGTTCTTTAAACGAAGAACTCCATCTTTCCACTCCATTGCATCCTTGATGTTAAAGAAGGCTGTCTTATGTATCTCTTTAAGCACTCTTTCGGCACTTATTTCGTTCTTTTTAGCTAATTTGGCTTTTAATATTGCAATATGTTCCATGATATAAGGTTTCATTAGGTTCTCACACCCAATAACTTCTGCTGTCTTTTTTGAATAACCTGCCCTAATAGAAGCCTGGGTAGCATTGAAATCAACCATATATTCCTGAATAAATCGCTCTTGTTTTGATGTCAATTTTTGCTTTTTAGAACATGGCTTCTTAATCGGCATATTTTGCCTACCTTTAAATTGTTGATTATTAATTACTTAAAAGACCCTATTGACAAGGGTTTCAAAATACTGTATTATCTTCTATGTTATTCTTTAGTATTAAAACCTTAACATACATATTATACCAAATAATACTCCACAAAAGAATATGAACCAGTAATCTACCTTGTTACAATCACACTCTTTAATAACTTCATCAATTGTACATTGTTTTAAATCATCATGATCACAGTAGAATTTTTCACACATTATTAAACTCCTTATTTACTTGCGTAAACTACAATCATTATAAATGCTATTGCTACACCTAATAAAACCCCTGCAAATATTATTTGGCTTGGATGTAGTTCACACATTAAATAGTTTCTCCTGTTTTTTCTGAAGTTTTCGTTTATGTCGGTCATTCATCTGAGCTTGAGTATATCCGCAGTCAGCACAAAAAGGTTTTTTATCTTCCGAGTTATTTTGATGAAGCATTATGACATATCTTCTGGTTTTAATAACTGCTCCGTTCTTGATCTCAGAGCTTTCCAAAACAGTTTTGCATTTGACGCATCTTATCATAAGAATAAATCCTTTAGAATTAAGACTGCATTTAATAGAATTAATGAAATGCAAGTAGAGTAATAAAGTTTATATCTAGAATTATCTTTTTCTATCCTATAAATATGATCTTCTTTATTTTCTATAGTTTTTTCACATATATTCATCTCTCGTATTAAATATGAAATAAAATTATAAACCTTTGGATTTGATTTGTTTGTTACTTTAACAATTTCAATGCCAAAGCCAATTGAAAATCCCCAATCTCTAATACTTGTTATTGTGTTTAAATCCTTTATCTTAAATCCATTAGCATGACCGTTTTTAATCCACCATTCAACCAGTCTCTTTCGCATTATATCTATCATCTTTTTGGTGATTTTTCTTTTATCGGTTGACATTGCATTTCTAAACCAACCCCTATTCTCCCTAGAACCCCAATATTTAAGAAAGCTTTCATAATACTTTCCATCTACCTTGACTGTTCCCTTGCTATCATACGGCAATTTAGCAACACTAGATTTACTCATGTAATAATACCTCCAGATCCTTTTATTAAAGGGTTCGGGACAGGTGATTTAAACTTGTGCAACTGTTTATTTAACTCAACAATTTTCTCATTTAAATCCGTTATTTGCGTTTCTTTCCACGCATACCCACAGGGTGGACACATCCACGCCTGTTGGGTTTCATCATGCGGATTTACCAAGTGCAATCCGTATTCCTTTTTAAATATGTTTCCACATTTAGGAATCGGACACTTAAAAAATTTACTCTGGGATTTATTTCCCACTCTTAGTCTTTCTTTCTGCGTCAAGCTCTTTAGCTTTAACAATATGTTTAGCCTGAGTATTAGAAGCTTGTATTAAAATCAACTCAGTAAAGCTGAAGCTAAAATATTTAGCCACAACGAGTGAGTCTTCAGTTTTTGGGAATACCTCTGCGAATAACTTGTCCATGTCTTCCTCCTTCATTTTTTATGGTAGAATGCTTCATTAGCTTTTCGGATATCATCTAATGTAATCACAAGTTCCTCCTTGTAAAATTATTCTTCTTTGTCTTTATCTTCAGACACAACGATAGTTTTAACGCCTTCGCAAGATGCCAAAACCTTCTTGAGTTTTTCTTCATTTGGTATTTCTAGCTGTAAACAACAGAACATATATCACCTATTTTTTAATTAACAAAAACAAGTATACTACAGATTTTGATAGTTGTAAAGGAAATACTATAAAAAAATTTGATACCAAATAATTATACATCAAAATATTATATGGTAATTAGAGAGGTTCTAAGGCGTTTTAGTGCATCGGTAAGGGTAATGTGCCTAAAATCAATTATCTTTTAATAATGGCTAGTATTCATGTATTATTTACTGCTCTAGTTCAAGTCAACATCAAGCTCTTCACAGAACTCTTCAAGATTCTGACATGATGTTGCCATTTTATTTCCATTATCTAAATGTATTATAAACCCATTAGTACCAAGTTCAGGATTAAACGCTTTAGCTTTAGATTTGATTAATTGATCTATACAAATTGGATTCTTTTCTTTTCTTTGTTTTTTATACATATTACTCCTTTATTAAATAACAAGTTACTGCACCTATACTAAAGGAAATTATTAAACTTAACAAATAAAAAATAACATCAATCTTGACTGTCAAATCTGTGCTATCGTTTAGTAATGTGTGTATCCAGTTCATTCAAAATTCCCCCCTATTGAAACTATTTTAATATCATTAAAATCTTGTTTAAATCCACTTCCATGCTTTAACTTAAACGGAAAAAATTCAGTTCTTAATAATCCATTTTCATCTCTTATTATTATATATAATTGCAATTTATTTTCTACAATTCGAACAGGTGCGGAATTATCAGTAATTGGCATTAATCTTCCTGCTTGACATAATAAATAAAAGCAAATAAATATTAATCCTATAATAACTCTAAAATACTTCATCACACCCTCCTATCCCTCAAATGTTTATCTGCATATATACAAAGTATCTCCTGTGTCCTCTTCTCCATCTTCCCATTGAATGTGATGTCAAGTATAGCATGACATAGCTCATGTGCTAGGATGTTCTCATTGAAATCCTTGTACAAGTATATTATCTTAGTAGAATCATCATACCAATATGGCTTATCTGACTTACTTTTATAGACACAAATTGTAATATAAAACTTGCTCAGTGGAATTGTCACACCTATAATATGAGATACTCGGAACAATAGGAATATAATAATACTATTAAGTATCTCATTATCATCACCCTCAAATTTCATTAAATTTACAGTAGGTATTCTTCTTAGATTGATTCTGTCCGAGATCTTGCTTGGACTGAACTTGGATACTATGTCTATCTTCATTGATTCCCCTTGTGTATAAGTTATTCTCCATCGCCATAGCCATAGCCATCGCCATCGCCAGAGCCAGAGCCAGAGCCATCGCCATCGCCAAAGCCAGAGCCATCGCCAAAGCCATCGCCAGAGCCATCGCCAAAGCCAAAGCCATAGCCAGAGCCAGAGTCATCGCCAAAGCCATCGCCAGAGCCATCGCCAGAGCTTAAAATTTTATATTTATCTTTAACTTTTAACATTTTGACACTCCATTATTGAGTTAAAAGCACTATCGGTTACTTCTGTCATTGAATAATCTTCTATAATTACTTTTCTTAGTACAGTTCCAGATACTTTTGAAGCAGAACTCAATCCACTCATTGCTACACCTTCATACCATGCTAAGTTTTTATCTTTTGGCTTATAATACCAAATCCTCCTAACATCTTTTAACTCAACCCCAGTTTCATCTGCTAAAACAACTATACCAGAGTTTATCCCCTCATTTCTACTTCTAACTAAAACTTTCTTACCTATCATTCTACTTGCCAGTGTATCTTCTCCTGTAAAACTTACCACTTCTTTTGCCACTGAATCTGCTCTAACATATTTCACTTCGTCAATCATCATTGTTTCTGGTTTACTCATATTATTCCCCTTTTATTTGTTATCTTTGTGTATAAGTTTGTGTATTGCGGTCATTAATCCATCTTCTGATTCCCATAAAGTGCCAAGCCATAATGTCATTAAATCACTAACACTCGGCAAACTATCCCTCCTTACATAATCCCTTTCGATAAGGGCGGTGTAATAATCTTCCAAAAATTCCCGATAACTCTCAATCTTAGCATCCTTCTTGGCTATCTCTTGGTTGTGGTAGATGTCGTATTGCTCTATTGGTTCGTTTTGCCCTTCACAGTCTAATTTGCAAAGGTCACTATAACCTTGTTTGCAACTATGACATAAGTGTTTCTCTGGTTTTTTATGTTCTACATTTCCGAAGAGCTTTAAATATCTTTGTTTTATAGGACCTTTAACAACAATAGGATCTATGCAACTATTAAGTCTTTCGATAATCTCTTTGGAGAAATCCACTTTTAAATCTTTTCGATTAATATCTTTCAAAGCTTCATCAATTTCTTTTTCTGTTGTTGGAAAATCTGTTTTAACAAACTCGCTATTATTTGTCATCTAATACCTCCTCCATTAATTTTTTAACTGACTTTGATTTTAAAAAATCCTCAGTTGTTCTATAATTAATTTCTTTCCTCAACTTATTATTCTCATCCATAAGAATCTCAAAGCTCTCGACCTTTGCTCTCAGCATATCTATGACATCTGCTTGCTTCTGAATCTTATCTTGCATTTCATTTAATAAATCACAATCATTACAATCATTATTTGTCATCTAGTGCCTCCTG